TACAGACACCGTCCTTGCTGCCCATGTGAACTCTCTTCAAGAAGAGGTTGTTGCTTTACAGGGTAACCTAGGCACAAGTATTACCACAGGTTCTGGCTGGGTAGGAACAGTTGATTTTTCCACAACCAACTGGAACACCCTTAAAGACCGTTTAGCAAACATTGAGTACGGACTCAAAGATGTTTACGATGACTTTATATCTCTAACAGGAGGTTCAGTCATCACATCCTCTGCAAACAACGTCATAAGCCTCACCATAAAGGCAAAGTCGGGTCAAACAGCAAACTTGATTGAGTTCAAAAACTCTTCTAACGCAGTGGTTTCAAACGTAACCGCTAGTGGAAATATCTTTACATACAGTCAACAGGTTGTTCCTATCGTGTACTCAGCAACTCAGCCCTCAAGCGTTCCTGCTGGAACTATATGGGTAGACTCTTCTTCAGATGTCTCTATTATTTCTCCGCAAGTAGATGGAACAGATATAACAAACTTATTAATGTCCGATGATGGAATCAAAATACTGATGGGAGCAATCATATGACATACAAAACAGCGCAAGTATACAGTGGTTCTGAATGGATAGACTTAGCAGTCGCGATAACCGATGCAACAAAAAGAGAAGTAGTAAACATATCAGGTACCTCTCACCCTTTAACCTTGGCAAACGCTGGAAGAGCGTTAGTTTTTACTAACTCAAGTACCGTATCTGTTACAGTTCCTGTAGAAAGTTCTGTAAACTTTGATATCGGTCAAACAATTATTCTTTTACAAAAAGGAACTGGACAGGTGCAGGTAGAAGGCGCTGTAGGAGTTACGCTTTTATCTTCTGGTTCAAAAACAAAAATAGATGCTCAATATGGAGAAGCAAGACTAATAAAGATTGCTTCAAATGAATGGTTACTATCTGGCGACTTGTCGGTTTAAGAGGACGTAAATGGCTAAATATGGTCGGTTTACCTATGGAACAGATACCTACGGTCTAAAACCAAAACTTGCTTATTCAGTAAATCCAATGACCTTAACGGTCTTAGATTTTCATAAAACATATGTTACGTGGCAACCGCCTACGGGTGAATTTACACGAATTAGACTTGTACGAAATCAAGCAGGATATCCCGAGCATGCTGAAGATGGAGTAATTCTTTGGGAAGAGACTGCGACAGAGGGAAATGTTTCTAGAGACGACTTCATAGATTCTGAAGATGCTGTTGGAGTTCCTGCCTTAGAAAGTGGCAGACAAGTATTCTATAGGGTCTTTCTCTTAATTGACGCTGGCTATTGGGTTTCTGCAGGTCAAATCTCAGATTTAATCCCTACAAACCACAATATGCAAGAACGAATGATGAACACTCTTCCAAGAGTTTTTACAAGCAGTATTCAAAGTCCTCTTGGAATTGTTGATGAAACTTCTGCACTATTCTCTTTTATGGACGGCCTGTCCTTTACATATGAGCAACTGCTAACTCAAACAGATTTAGCAAGACCTAACCATGCTGTTGATAGAACTCCAGCATCCTTAGTTCCTTTAGAATCTTTTAACGTAGGGCTTGATTATGAACCAAACATTCCTTTGCGTAGTCAAAAGAGGCTAGTGCGTGAAGCGCTGTACATGTATAGCCGCAAGGGATTAAAAAGCGGGATTGACACATACGTAGAGGCTTTGACTGGGTATGCGCCGACAACAACTGTGTCAACAAACTTACTTCTAACTGCTCAAGACTCAACTTTCTATGACTCTACTGGAAATTGGCAAACAACAAACTGCACCATAGATGCTGTAACAACTCAAGTGCCTCCTACATCTGAAAAAGTTATTGATGAAACGTACACCTGTGAAATTATCGCTGCTAGTAGTTCCTCTCAAATAAACTTAGGTGCTGATGCGCCAATCACTAAGGGCGTTCCTGTAGAGGAAGAGGCTGAGTACACTTTTGGATTTCAAGGAAAATCTCCAACAAGTGCTGGAAACATAACTATGTCTGTGCGTTGGTACGACAAAGACGGTGCTTTTTTAAGCGCATCTACAGCAACAGCACTTGCAGCAAATAACACTTGGCAGAGCAAGTGGACCACCATAACTAGCCCAACAGATACGGTTTATGCCAGTTTACGTTTTGCATTTAGTGCTGCTGGAACTTACTATGTAGACCAAGTAGATTTGCATGCTGGAGATGTCCAATCATTCGATGAAGCAAGAGCAATTAACATTTTGTTAAATCCAAATAAAAGTAACTACATAAAGAACCCTTCATTTGAAGGGACTACTAATGAGTGGACAATTACAGCAGACGCGTTTACTTTAGACTCGAATGTTCCTCTAGATATCCTTGCAAGTGATGAGTCTCTACAAGTAGACATCTCCTCTGGAGCAACGATAGAGACCACCACTGATACAGTTCCTGTTGCTGAAAAGTACTTCACACTATCGTTCTACGCAGTAGCGTCTGCACCTGTTGACGCTACAGTAACCTTGACACCCAGAGATAACGCTGTAGATATTACTGAAGCAGAAATATCTGGCTCAATTAGCCTCTCAACATCTTGGCAAAGATACTCAGTTACTACATACGTAGACTCTTCTCAAGTGTTGACAGAGTTAGACTTTGCATTAAACGTTGAAGTTGACCCTTTATCAGGAGAGACAGCCAATGTTGACTCTTTCCAGTTAGAGGCTAGTTTTACTGCTACTGACCCCTTTGATGGAAATCTATCTTCTCAATTTGGCGTTGTTTGGGAAGGTACAGCAAACGAGTCTGCGTCACACATGTACTACGGAAAAGCCTTAAAGGTACCTAGACTTTCTCAGACACTTATAGACTGGGTTCCGCCAAACTCTTTCTGGCGCATAGTGACCTATAGCGGAGTTGAATACACCAATCTGTCCATATAGGATGCTCCTATGACAGACCTCCTCATTGCAGTAGTGCTTACAGGCTTTGCCGTAACCTACGTTCTAGAACTTCTCGACATAACCCTTCTTGGGACATGGATTGGTAAGTCCAGTATAAACATTTTCTTTGCTCCACCATTAAGTTTTGGAGCCATGTACGTCTTGTATGGGCTGCATCTCAACTTGGTGATTTTGGTCCCAGCCGCTACCTTTGTCTCCTTGGTACTAACCAAGTACTTAAACAAACCGATGACGGTTCAACAGAGGTTGACACGTTTGTAGGAGGGGCCATGAAAAAGATTATTGTTTTGCCGTATAAAGATGGCGACGTAAAAGACGGATTACGACGTCTCATAAACTTAAACCCAGATGCTCTAGTTGTGTTTCCAGTAATGAACTTGCCATTGTTTAACGCCTCAATTGAAGAAGTGTTAAATGAGACGGGGGTTAAGTTTCATTTATTTTTTACAGACGGTGATAAACAGATAGATACGCTTGTAGTTCGTGCGCAAGACATAACTATGTGTAACAACCCTAGAAAAGAAATAACAAGAGAAATAACCGCCGAGGATATTCTTGCAATGGTTTGGGAAGACACTACTGAGGCGCATCTACTTCTTCATGCAGTTGAGGACCTAGCATTGGAGACCTGGAATATTGAAGACGGACTGGAACTTATCGAGGTCGAGTTTGACGACGAGGAGTCTGACCTGCTGTATGAAGAGATGCAGGAAGCCTTATCTAACTTTATCGAATCCTTTGCTAACTACATCACCAGCGGTGTTCTAGACACCCTCTCAAAAGCCGTAGAAGACCGCTTGAGAGAAGATATGGGCAAAAAAGACATCGACCCATTTGGCGAGTAGAGTTCGCCCGTGAAAATCCCTCAGGAGGCGTTTACCGCCCAATTAACCGACTATCAGTTCCGACTGTTGGTCGTACTATGCCGTTTTTCGGGCTCCAGAGGCCGTTTTAAGGCCTCAATAGAGGCTTTGGGTAGAGAGACTGACAAGAAGTCCGATAAGACCGTTAGAAGGGCTCTTAAGGAACTTGAGAAGCAGGGCCTCATTAAGACCTCTCCGACTCGACGTGCCAACGGATTCAACAGCCTACTCATGATTGAGATACAGGACTCAAATTACCGCGCTGAAGAGGACTCAAATTACCGCACCTCACATGACTACGTGACTAATAGTCCACGTAGCCAATCTACTAATAAGCCATTAGTACCTAATAGCCAAAATAGTAATCAATTAAAAGAACTTAGAAACACCGAAGGTGTTTCACTAAAGGAAGTGAAGGTTCCTATGAAAAACTATGACGATGGCGACGACTTGGCAGGCTTTGGACTCATTGAACCAAAAGATGCACCAACGCAGAAAATCTCTAAACGCGACCCGAAAACACGCGGCAAGCGTCCAGAGCATGAGTGGACCCCAATGGATGTCGCTGCAGAGTTTTCTTTTCGGGTTGGGCGCAAGTATCCCCTCCTCCCAGGAACCGTCAATGTCAGAGCGCTGTCAGGAGCACTGTCAAAGTTTAGAAAACAATACGGAACAACCGCTCTCATAGAACTTGAGTTGCTTCGTCTGTTTATGGTTGATGAACGTAACTTTAAGCAGATTGGTGACGAGGCTCCAAGCCTTTATAAACTTTACTTAGCGTCATTTGGCAAGAAGATGAACCAAGCCAGAGAGAGTTTAGGACTTGGTCGAGTTGCACAAGAGAAAACGCCAACTGTTAAGATGGCAACTCTAACCGCAAGTGATGGACGAGAGTTTCAAAACTCTATGTCTGGAAGAGCGCAGTTAGAGCGCTATGAAAAGAAGATACAGGGGGAATCTAATAGTGTATGACGTCAATCAACTTTCATCTTTAAAAAAGCATTGGTTATTACGTACTTCAAATATTCCGCGTCGTTTTCTTGGTCTTGAAATTGCGGATTTAGTTGAGCGTTCAGGAGAGGTTCCTCTTGAGTATGACCAGTGGATTGGTGACGTCGCTAACGGCCTTGTTATAAAGCAAGTGGGAAACATCGGCACAACTGGCGTAGGAATGCTGTTTGATGGTGGCCCTGGCATTGGTAAGACAACTCATGCAGTTGTGGCTGCTATGGAGGTTATTAGACGACTTCCAGATGATGATGATGAGTCTCGTAAAATTTTGGGTATGAGTGCAACTGATTACGGATTAAATGCTCGTCCTATCTACTACATGACTTACCCTGAGTTTTTGTCAAAGAAGAAGTCGACATTTGACGCGGACCCAGAAGACAAGAAGCAGATGGTTTACGAACTAGATGGGCTTCATGGGCGTTCAAAGTTTGACTTTTTGAACGTACGAATACTCGTCATAGATGACTTAGGAAAAGAGTATGGTTCAAAGTACGACGATGCGTCCTTTGATGAGATACTTCGTGCAAGGTATGACAAGGCGTTGCCCACTATTGTGACAACGAACGTTATGCTGGAAAACTGGAATGACAAGTACAGTGAAGCGATGGGCAGTTTTGCTCAAGAAGCATTCGTACGTGTTCCAATTTTTGGTTCTGATTTGAGGGGTGCACAGTGAAAGGCGGCAGCGTGAAGGCTTCGTGGAGAACAGTACAACTGTTCATCTCTGCGCAGGCTGCTGGAATTTTCGAAGTCGAACTCGACACTGACAGTAAAAAACTTCGATGCAATTGTCCAAAGTGGAAGAAGACGTTTAATTGCAAGCATGTTCGCTTTGTTGATGACCGTATGTACATGAACGATGGGCACTACTCCATTCTTGTGCCCGAAGAGATTCCTGAGGAACTTGCGCTAGACGCAAGCGATACTGCGGAGAAGTTTCGTGAGTTTGTTTTAAAGTACGCTAAGATAGAAGTACTATGAAAAACGGAGACATATCAAATGTCTCCTCTCCACAAGTTATTGCTACTACTGATGTAGTAATTAAATTAGTTGAAGAAGAGACACGTCGGCTACTAGGTAAGAAGATTACCTATAAACTTGGCGAAGTCGATTTGCTTGGAGCCAACAGATTGTGGATACTTGCTAACAACTACGGCATTTCCTTAGAACTTGCTGGTTTTGAGACAGAAGGTTGGACAGAAGAACTTCTTGAAAAATCTTTTGAAAAGTTAGAGCGTCGTGTAGTTAACCCGTTTAACTACTGGCAGTTGTACGAGAGTGTAGATGAGTTAGTCGCAACACTTCCGTATCGACCAAATTTGAAGGGCGTTATCGACAAGCCCGACCGAGTTGCGCGATATGGTTCAGCAGGAGTAGAACTAGCCAATCTTTAGAGCCTTGAGGGGGCGATATGGCAGCAGATAACGAACACCGTCTGGTCAGTAAAGTAATTCGTGACCGTGACATCGTCCCTGCCCTTTCACGAGGTGTTCAAGACGGATGGTTTTTAGACGAAGACAATCGCAAGGTATGGAGTTTTGTTCGCAAGCACTACAGCGAATATCGTGAAGTTCCAACTGGCGTAACAGTCAAAGACCATTACCCAAATTACAAGATTCTTGATGTAGAAGACTCCGTTGAGTATCTACTAGACACGATGGTCGACTTCCGCCGTCGACTACTTACTCGTCAAGGTTTAGAGAACGCGGTCGAGTTACTGCAAGACAACAATCATGATGCTGCTCTTCTTGCTATGGAGCAGGCGATTGCAAAAGTTAATGAACAGGGCGTACTTGGCACTCATGAAGTTGACTTGTCAAAGAACACTGAAGAACGCTACGCAGAATACAAAGCGTTACAAGATAAAAAGTTTTTAGGAATACCAACAGGGTTTGAAAAGATTGATGAAGCAACAGCGGGACTGCAAGGCGGACAATTAATCACGGTCATTGCTCCACCAAAGACTGGTAAGTCTCAGATTGCTCTTCAGGTTGCAATAAACATTCACACATTGGGATACACCCCTATGTTCCAATCCTTTGAGATGAACAATCACGAGCAACAGCAGCGTCACGATGCGATGCGTTCCCACATATCTCATGGCCGTCTGCGTCGTGGAAAATTATTGCCAGCAGAAGAATCTCGTTACATCGATACTTTAAACGCCATGGAGAAGGAGCACTCATTCCATTTGGTAGATGCCGTTAACGGTATTACTGTGTCTGCTTTATCAGCAAAGATTGAGCAGTGCAGTCCTGACATTGTGTTTGTAGACGGTGTCTACTTGATGCTTGATGAGATTACTGGTGAAATGAACACACCTCAAGCAATCACTAACATAACACGTGCACTAAAGAGGCTGGCTCAGAAGATAAATAAGCCAGTAGTTATTACTACTCAAACTCTTCTATGGAAGATGCGTGCTGGAAAGGTGACTGCAGACTCAATTGGTTACTCGTCTTCCTTCTTCCAAGACTCAGATGTAATCCTTGGCCTTGAGCCAGTAGAAGAGGATGAAGAGATTAGGCTTTTAAAGATTGTTCAATCACGT